GCTTTTTCCCTCGCACGGTTCATATAGTCGTCATTGATCGGTATCTCTATCATCAACTTGCACTTAAGTCCACGACTTCACAGGCATCTGCAGTGCATGCTAACTCACGAGATCCACTTGTATTATCTTCCTTTTCATACATAGAGAACTTAGTCCAGTCGAGTGATGTTGGCACACGCCCATTCCATTCGAGATATTCATCTGCATCTATGTCCTGATAAGGAGCTTGTTGATAGGTGTGATCAGAGAACGGCAAGAACGATACCCCTGATGCAATATCAAAGTTATCATACAACCATGCACCCACTTCCATCCACTCTTCTTCCTTTACAGAAATAGTAACGGATGGTTTGTGTTCACACCAGTTAAGTGCATAGAGTTTCCATAACTCTAGTTGCTCTATTGCACTCATCTCTGTTCTAGTGACTGCACCACTAGGAGATTTCATAGGAAACGAAAACACAGTAACACTATCAGGTTTTGTGATATCAGCTTCGTTAGGTATACCTTCCTCTTTCATAAACTGTGTGAGTGGATCTTTGTTATCTCCACGCACAGTTCTTATATAAAAAGGATTATGTCTAGCGTGTATACCTGACGCTGAATCAGTGAGTTGAGATACTGTACCACTTGGCTTCACACATGTGATAGCTGTACTTCTTGGTATGCCAATAGCATCTGCGTACTCTCTGTTTGTATCGATTGCAACTTGTTTCATTTCTTGTAGCCAAACCTTTGAGTCTGTCATCTTTGACAAGACATTGTGATCCATGATACCAGTTAATGATACACCAAGCAACCTTTCTTCTTCTGTGTTTGTTTTCCAAACTTTACGTAAATACTTTAGATCTGTAAGAGTAGATTGAAATGTACCCAAGATTGTTGCAACTCTTACCTTAGATCGTAAACTCAATAAGTCATCACCCTCACGGACTACAACCTCTGATAAATTACAAAACTGATATGGTCTAAGTATAATCTCACTGCATGGGTTAGTACCCCACATGTGACCAGTCTGTCGTCTGCCATTTTTTGCAACTTGTTCATCTGCAGCCTTACGGTTGAACATACCACGTTCGCCTGACTTTGACTCATACAAAGCTAACCACTCTCTCATGTAAGTTTCCATAGCAGGCTTGCCTTTGTAAGCTACAGAGTTGTTTGCCAACGCTCTTTGACCGTTTGCGTTCCACCACTCTCCTGCTTTTGCATGAGCCATTTGGTCATCATTCAAGTTAGACAGACTAATGAGTGCAGATCTTCTTACTCCACCTACAACAACAACCTCTCCAACTTTGCACATGATATCATGACACTCTACTGGAAACAACTTTCTTCCCTTTGCAGCTTTGAATTTATCAATAGTGAACTTAAATAAGTTAACAAGAGGATCAGGTCCTGATGCTCTCCCACCCATAATCTTCAGCTTTGCACCTGCAGGGCGTATCTTAGATACATCCCAAGATGGTATCATTCCTGAATAGAGTAAAGCCACAAGTTCACGAAATGCTTTTGCCCACCCTGCTTTACTATCATCCACAACAATCACCACATCAGACTCTTGCATGTTCTCACTAATGATAGGTAACTTATCAACGTTCTCTCGTTCAACGCTGAAACCTACACCAGTGCCACACATAAGAATGTACATAGCTTCATCGAAAGATCTTGGACTATCCACTGGCAGATAACTACAGTTATAACCACAAACGTTATCTCGCTTTAGTGCAGGTCCTGCAGTCATCAACGCTCTCATGGATGGCATAACACTAAGATTAGTTATGTACTCATCTATGGCGTGCTTATCACCTTTTTTCATTTTGTAGTTATGCTTTTCTAACAAAGCATCTTCCATAAAATCTACATACCGAGAGACTGTCTCACCCCAGTTTTCTCTTCTTCCTTCTTCTTCAAGCCAACGAGCATACCTAGATTTATGTATGAACTCCTGATAAGATGTTGGTAACATGTTAGACGACATTCTTTTCCCCTTTTTCTACTGTTTCAATTAAACGGTTTAAATACCACCGTGCTTTTTCCAAATCTTCTACACCATTTTTATATTTGTATCTGCATATATATTTTAAAATGTTGCCTTGAAGATATGATTCAAATCCATCTTGTGTGACGGATTCAATTACGTCTATGGTTTCAATAGTTGCTTCATTATAGTGTGCAGGATTGTTTACCATATCTAAATTATCTGATTGCATATTAGCTTGTTCTTCTTTCATTCTTTTCCTCATGTACTCTATATGTCCTAACATTACTTTTTGTTAAAATCAACTTTAATAACATTATCTTTGTATTTTATTTTCTTACCTTCTTCATCAAGCACCTCACCAAATATTCTTTTGCTTGTGTAGTTAAAGGCAAGCTCTGACATACCAAAGTTGAATACCTCTTCACTTTTACCAGTAAGTATCCCCACAAGACCCTCATGTATAACTGATCCAACACTGTGATCTGTTTCGTTTTCGTACTTGTTGCCAGTTGTATCGTATGCGTGCATCTTAAATTTATCATCTCCTACATCGGTAAGTATGATGTAGTAATGACCTTTCTTTAAATCCATTTTCTTTACAAATTCTACTATCTCATCTTCATCCATTTTTAAACCACTCCGTAGGTATAGACTTCTCTGCCCACCTGAAGTCATGCTTATTGCACCAATCAGCGTAGGTTGTTCGACTACCTTTGTATATCTTGTTTCGTGCGTTCATAAAAACAAATCGTATATCAAGATCTTTGTGTTGCTGTTTTACCAAAGCCATCTTCACTCTGTCTGCTTTATCTAGATGACCCTTTGCTTCTATGTAAATATCACTTTCTACTAAATAGAAATCAGGTGTGTAAGTTCTTGGTTTCGGCACATACAAAAACTTCTTGGACTCATACTCAAATTTGACTTTGTTATCAGCCAAACCCTTTGCAAGTTGCAACTCAAACCGTGATCTAAATCGTAATCGTTTCATATATTCTTTTTCAACCCTAGTGATTGTAGCCGTTTTTTTACGTACCCTGCCAGTTTGGGGGATTGTTTTTCTAAAATAGGTATCTCTTTTGTTAAGTGAAGTATCGGAAGGCATACTACTTTACCCTGATCGCTAACGTAACGTATTGTTTGAAATTCATTTTCTACCTTTACTATATCTCGTTGTTCAGTAAGAGAGGTGAGAGTTCCATTGTCTGAAAAGTTTTCACGAAGAGTAAGGGGAATACCTCTTTCATGTTGACGTAAAAAAACAACGTCTCTCCCACCCCCAGTCTCCACATGGGAGTCTATATAAACGTGGTACAAGTCCTCGTTTAATCCTAAAAGATCTATGTGAAATTGATGTACATAAATAATTGACATTATAATGCTTTCTTTTTCAATCTAGAGTACCACACTTGTGGTGGCTGTTTAGCCTTTGATGTTATTTTATCGTGCAGCACTGCATCTTTCCAACAGTGTGCTTTGAAACTACACATAGTACAAGGCTTGGGCAACAACTTGTTACCAGTTCTTACTTCTTGTCCATCTTCTTTGTATGTTTCAAACACATCTTTAAATGGTACTTTGAACTCTAATGACTCATCGGTTAGTATCTTAATTCTTTTTTTAGCATCAGCTAAGTATTCTTTTCTATCATCTGCTTGCCACTCAGGTGCTTCAACAACAGCAACTTCTCCACTTGATTTGTTTATAACTATCCAACCACCAAACGGCAACCCAGTTGCTTCTCCATATAGATGACCTTGCATGATGTATCCAAACGGATCATCTTCCTTTATCTTCTCATATCCACCGTAACCAGTGTACTTAAATTTAAATGCCCACTCACTTGCAGACTTTACATCCCAAACTTTCTCTTGTCCAAACTCATCACGTATAATTAAATCTAATGTGCCACTTACATCTGTTCCATCTATCGTAAGCTTAACTGCTTTCTGTTTAGCCACGATATCAACGCCTGCTTGTTCAAGCACAAGCACGGCTATAGACTCTACTATATCCCCAAATAAAAACGTAAATAAAAGATTGTATTTTGTTTCTTGTTCTATGCCACGTTTCTCAAGCAGTTGTTGACAGACTGGTCTGCCTAAACCTGACATTCTTATCTTGTAGCTTTTCTCTTTGTTTAGCTGTACAGTCACAGCATCTTTGCACGATTTTGCAAACTCCAAAACGGCTTCAGGGGGAAGAGTTACTTCCCCCCTACTAGCACGTTCCATATAGTCTTGGATTTTAAACTGGAGTAGCATTGAAATCGTTTGCCAAGCTATCGTCTGAATCTACAATTTGTAGTTTAGATGCATCTCTGCTCTGTTCTAATACAGACTGATTAGCTGCCTTGACAGTTTCAGCAAACTTTTTCATTAACTCCTTATCTTGATCTGTTATATCAGTTTCGCTTTTTAAAGTAGGAACTGGTGTCCAGTAAGTAACCGATCCCTTCTTCTGTTTAGCCGTTGCCATATTGATCCAACATTTCTGCATGATCTTCTTTTGTTTGGTAAGGCTTTCAATAAAATTCTTCATCGGCACGAACCCTGACTTTTTGAAATAAGCAACGACTGGATGGCTTTCGATCTTGACTGCTTCTTTGTTACCCTTGACAAAATTGCCTGAAATAACGCAATACAACACTTGATTACACACTGCAGTACGTGATTGCAACTTGACTGGATCATCATCACTTAGTTTCTCTTCCTCTTGTGGAGATAGGCGACCACACTTATTGCCACCCTCTGTGTCAGGAAAGTCGCCTGACATAGTAGGCTTCTGTACAGATTTGCACTTGAAGTTACCTAGTTCAGGATCGAATACGCTCCACTCATAGGTTCGTAATATTGGTCTAATTAAGACTGATTTGGCGT